AATCCCATCCTTATACAGATAATGTTGCTACAACAGCAAGTGTCTTTGAAGTCTATGGTGGGAGTGCTTCTCATTCTCACGGAACAAGAAGTTCTAACTCATTAGCATATTCAAATACAATAGGTAAAATATCTATTGATGCTTTGACTGTTGTTGATGGTGCTTCTGGTCAAGATAATGGTTGGGATTCATATGAATGGTCAGCTTCTACTGAAATACTAGATAGTCAAGTATCAGTAGGTTTTGCTGATGATGTTGCAAGTGATATATCATACTATGGTGTTGGTGCAACAACTGATTTAGGTCCACTAAGTGTGGCGTCTAGTTATACAATTAAAGATGCTGTTACTGATTTATCAGCATATGAAGTCGCTGCCACTTATAAACTACTTACAGTAGGTTATGGTGATTTAGAAGGAACAGGAAATTATACAACTGTTGGTGTTTCAAAATCACTAACAAAGGGATTGACTGTTTTTGCTGAAACTCAAATGGCAGATTTAGATACTGGTACAGACACAACTTCATGGTCTATCGGTTCTAAATTTAGTTTCTAATATATTTGAAGTTAATAGTATCCCCTATTTTATAGGGGGTGCTTTCTATTTAATTTTTCCATTAATAAAATTCAATTCTTCAATACTATAAGGCCACATTAGGAATAAAATCGTTTATATAAACTAGAGTAACGATTACCATTAATTGATAAGCTATCTAAATGTTTCATTCTAAATTCTAAATCGGCATGATCTTCACTCTTAGCGAGATAATCTTCATGTGCTTCTTGGTTAGTTTTTGCCCAAGTAAAAATAAGTTTAATAAGTTTTTTCATTTTTTCATTCCTTTCTGAACTGCGAAAGATTCAATCGCCGACCTCCAGTCGGAGCCATATTCATTTTGAAAGTACCGAATAAGCTCAGGGGAGATGCCGCTATAAGAATCATCCATAAAATTATAGTTAATAGAAAATAGTTTGGTAAAGTTTTTAAAAAGTTTTGACATTGTAGTCCTTTCATTCACAAAATATTTAGAGAAGAAAGTATTGAGTTCTCTTTGTTATTTTGATACGACACCTATGCGTTTTTGATATAGTGTCTCCACCACATCTTACATACTACATATATAATTCTTGGTTATTATAAGTACTCATGTGCGTCCTTCAGAGACCCCTCCAAGCTAGCTTGGAACCAGAGTTAAGAGTTCTTAGTAATGGTCTTGCGATAGTTGTATGATAGCATAATGTATGACTTTAAATAGGTCGTTCTTATTGCGGCCATCTTTCTTACCATATCTTTGAGCATACTTTAGAATGTTACCCATACAGAAACCTGTACCATGACCTTGGTCAATGATAGTCTCGGTTGCCTGTCTAGTCACATCTTTGGCATAGTGTGAACCATAAGTATTATTAATATAGTTTATGATATCGTCTAGTATTTGATCTTCTCTAAATTTATATTCTGGCATTGTTTCCTTTCATTTGTTTTTGTTGTTTTGTGTATTGCATATTGACATTTTTAATTATTTTACTTCTAATGCCAGTAGGAGATAAACCTAACATTTTACAGTAATCAACGAATTGTGGGTCGTTTCCTACAATCCAGTCAATTGCTGATTTTTTGTGTTTAAGGTATTTCTTGTTTCTACCTTGATAACCAGCATCTTCTACAGCTTGCATGATTATTTTCATTATAAAATTTCCTTCATTTTCCATTATTATTAGTCTCCTATTATTTGTGAAAAGTACGCCCAACATTGGTCGCCATTTTCAGATTGATATCCGATTGATCCTAAATAGTCGAGGTCAGTATCATATTCTGAAATATGAGCACCTAGTTCTCCTGCAGGATCTTCTAGTTTAGTTGCAATTGATATGTCAGTAATTTTGCCATATCTCATGTTCGATCCGCAAGGTCTTGGACTTACGGCCACTTCGTCACCTATTTTAATTAACATGATTCTCCTCATCTTTTAGTCTTGCATATAATTCAACCGCCATGTTCAACTGACTAGCAAGTTCTGGCCATTTTGAAACGAGACTGTAAATAAACAAGTCTCTTTGGTTTACATCCATTCTTGCTATTTGCTCAACAGCTTCGTTAGCAATAACTTCATTCATAACTTCGATAGTATCCATAATATAATCCTTTCTATTGATTTATTAATTCTTTGTAGGCTAATTCACTTGCTTCTTCATATGAATAACCTAGTTCTTCGTATTTTTCTACGAGTGCGTCATATTGGGCATTTATCATTATAGATAAATCCTCTGTGGCATATCTTCATCAGTAATGTCAAATGCCCACTGGTCCCATCTTTCTTTTTCTGTGCCTCTCAGGCAAGAATCCTTAATCACATACGGTCCAACTACAGACTGTATTGCTTCTTTGACCAAGTCTACTTCATAACTGAAATCGATTCCGTTCACATATAAAGCACCTCCAGTCCACTCTAACTCAATGATCTTGTAATCAAGTGCTGATCTGACTGATTTTTCAATTTCTTTATTCATGATTATGCTATCTCCTGTTCTAGAATCTCTTTTAGTTCAGATTCGTTATTGATGCCTATTAAATCCCAATCAATACTTTTCTCTCTTGCTTCATCACAAGCTTGAGCAACTGTTAAATTTTTATTTTTAACGTCATTGATTAGTTCTTCGAGATATTGTTCTGCTGTATCCCACAGCCAGTCTTTCACTTTTCCCATTATTTGTTCTCCTTATAATGTGTAATGTTAATAATTCTTCTTTCTGCTTTTTCTTTTTTGTATTGTTTGATTAGTAGGTGGCACAGAAGTGCCACTCCTAAAATTAAAAATAAATCGGCGCCGTTCATTATGCAGCCTCCATCATACTAAAAGGAACTCTATACTCACGACCATTAAATTCAACAATCGCTTTTTTGATGTTAATCTCTTTAATAATACCATTGAAGATTTCTCTTTTAGAATTGATTAACACTTTATCGCCAACTTTAAAAGTTCTACGAAGCATCTTAGAAAGATTTTCTCTTCTAAATTTAACGGCATAAACAACTTCGTTTAGTTCTTTAGGTGACATCATCCCAATTTTACTGATTATTTGATTGATTTTCATAATATAGTTTTCCTTTCGACTAGTTTAAGTATAAGGGACCTGTCCATTGCATAAAGTAGTTACCCTCTAGAACATTTCCTCTTGGTTGATTAAGTGCAGGTGCAGCCCAACTTGCAGCCTTTAAAACATCACCTACTTTGAAATGTTTAAATGCTTTCTTTACAATAAAGGAGTGAACCATATTTTTACTAATTACTTTAATATACTTCTGTCCTTCTTTTATATCCCACTTGTTAGCAAATTCATTTTGCATATTTTTATTATCACAAAATTTATTGTAATCTTCATTAGAAGCGTTGATTAAATTATTGATACCTTCATCAATAGTTTTTGCAGGGTTTTTTATTTTTATCATATTGTAGTCCTTTCGTTTGGTTGATTATGTATCCATTATACACGAAAAAGAGCATATTGCAAGAAAAAAATGGATTATTATGTAAAATAAAACCCTTATTTTTCAACAAATTGGGGGTGCAGAATGTCGCACACTCAAAACCCTTTATTTTCTGCGATTTTTCTTGTTTTTTTGTCATTTTTTCGATTATGTATCCAGTATACACTAATCAAAGCGTAAGTCAAGAAAAAAATGGTCTAAAAAACCCTTATTTTCTGCGATTTTGTGGAATAAATCCATTTTTATTCAAAAAAGTCTGTAAAATCACTATATTTTAGGGGGTTTGCAAATTTCTTATAAATAGTTTATATAAAATTAAAGGGAAAAACCAATGTACGAGTATAAATGCAAAATTATTAAAATCATTGACGGAGATACCGTTGATGTAGACCTTGATTTGGGATTTGGTGTCTGGCTCAGAGACGAAAGAGTAAGAATTATGGGCATTGATACTCCAGAATCAAGAACAAGCGATCCAATAGAAAAGATTTTTGGTCTTGCTGCTAAAGAAAGAGTAAGCCACTTACTAGGAGATGATGCAACTCTATTATCACAAGTAAAAGGTAACGGAGAAAACATGAAAGGTAAGTTTGGTCGTATTCTTGGTGATTTCAGAACACCACAAGGTGACTTATTAACTTCTAAGTTAATGGAAGAAGGTCATGCTGTAGCATATACAGGTGGTAATAAAGAAAAGATTCAAATGAAACATTTAGAGAACAGACAAAGACTAGTTAATGAAGGCAAAGTTAATGTTGATGGTATGGAAATAACCAAACCTGCATTAGTACAAAAGCCTATCGTTGAAGAAGTTGTTGAAGAGGTTTCAGAACCTGTTAAAAAAACAACTAAGAAAAAAACTACTAAAAAGAAATAGGAGATTATTATGAAATTTTTATCAAAGTTGTGGAAAAAATTGGGCAAAGGAACTGAAGTAGAACCAGAAGCAAAACCAGTAAAGAAAACACCAACAGTTAAAAAGGTAACAAAGAAGAAAACTAAAAAGAAAACTGCAAAGAAAAAATAATGAGAGGCGTTTTTGTTATTAAAGACAAAGGTGAACTTTTAGAGTTTAGTGATTATGACGACATACCTAAAAGTTTTGACAATGTTATAAGATTTGAACCTACTTCTCCTGAACCTCCTCATACAGAGGAAGAACATGAGGAGATGGAAAATTATAACGACAAGTTAAAAGAGTTAATGAAAAGAGAAAAAAATTAATGCCTGCTGTAACAAGAATTGGTGATGCTGATGTAGCACATTGTAGTGGTATGACAAGAGCACAAGGTTCTTCAAATGTATTTGCTAATGGCATAGGTGTGTCAAGACAAGGTGATGTGAATACTACTCACTTGTTACCTGGTGCTCCTTGTCCAGCACATACAGCAGGAATTACCTCTGGATCAGGAACTGTGTTTGTTAATGGTAAAGGGTGCGGTCGTGTTGGTGACGGCATAAGTGCTTGTACATCTGTGGCTGCAGGATCATCAAATGTATTTGCAGGTTAACGGTATAAATATACCAAGGAGAGATTACTAAATGTCAAGGTATGACGCTACACAAACAAACGAAAGTTCAAGAAGTTCTAGAACATATAAAGATTTAGATTTAGATTTTCAAAAAAATATTGCAACTAGTGATATACAAAAACTTACGGATGTTGAGGCAGTAAAAAGAAGTGTAAGAAACTTGATTAATACAAATCATTATGAAAGACCTTTTCATCCTGAAATTGGGTCTAATCTAAGAGCGATGTTATTTGAAAATATATCTCCACAAATGACCCATGTTATTGGTAAACAAATAGATTTATTAATTAAAAATTATGAACCAAGATGTAGACTAGTTCAAGTTAATGTAAAACCAATGATAGACAGAAATTCATATGCTGCTACAATATCCTTTTATGTAGTTAATTATCCAGAACCAGTACAAGTAGAAACATTTTTAGAAAGATTAAGATAAAATGGCAACCAAATTAGAAATATCAGAATTAGATTTTGATGGTATAAAAGATAATTTAAAAAACTTCTTATCCCAACAAGACGAATTTAGAGATTACGACTTTGAAGGATCTGGTATGTCTGTTCTTTTAGATGTACTTGCCTATAACACACACTATTTAGGATACAATGCTAATATGTTAGCAAATGAAATGTTTTTAGATAGTGCTGATTTAAGATCAAGTGTTGTATCATTAGCAAAACAAGTGGGATATACTCCAACTAGTGCAGCAGCATCAACCGCTGTTATTAATATTACAGTCAATAATGCTTCTGGTCCTTCTCTTACTATGGTAAGAGGAACAAAATTTTCAACTACTGTGAATGGAACAAGTTATTCTTTTGTAACAAACGCCGATATTAGTATTACACCAGCTTCTGGTGTTTATGTTTTCAATAATGTTACAATTTATGAAGGCACATATTTAAATTACAAATATACTGTTAATACATCTGATACAGATCAAAGATTTATTATACCAAATGATAATGTGGACACAAGAACACTATCTATCAAAATTCAAGAATCTTCATCTGATTCTACAATAAACACATATAGACTTGCAACTGGTATTACAGAAATAGATTCAACATCTAAAGTTTATTTTTTACAAGAAGTTGAGGGTGGGAGATATGAAGTTTATTTTGGTGATGGTGTTTTAGGACAAGTTGTGGCTGATGGTAATATTATTATTATGGATTACATTAATACAAATAGAGCAGAGGCAAATGGTGCCACAACATTTACATTAGGTGGAACTATTGGTGGGTTTTCAAGTGCAACAATAACAACTATAAGTAATGCTTCTGAAGGATCAGATCCAGAATCAATTTCATCAATTAAATATAATGCACCAAGAGATTATACAGCACAGGATCGTGCGGTCACAGCAAACGATTACAAAGTTTTAGTTAAAAGTTTATATGCAAATGCCCAATCTGTACAGGTATATGGTGGTGAAGATGCCGCTGTGCCTGATTATGGTAAAGTTTATATTTCGATTAAAGCAAAATCAGGATCTACTTTAACTCAAGCAACAAAGGCAAGTGTCGTAACAAGTCTTAAACAATATGCTGTTGCTTCTGTAACACCTATAATTATTGATCCAGAAACAACTTACTTAACTCTTACAACTAACTTTAAATATAATTCTGGCGCCACATCAAAAGATGTAAGCACACTTCAAACAAATGTGCTTTCTACTATATCAACATATGGTAACAATACATTGGAAAATTTCACTGGTATTTTTAGACACTCAAAATTAACAGAAAATATTAATAATGCTGATACTTCTATTTTAAGTAATATCACAACAGTTAAGCTGTATAAGTATATTATACCAACTTTAAGTTCAGCACTCAAATACACACTTTCATTTAATAATGCATTTTACAACCCACACTCTGGACATAATTCAGATGCAGGTGGAGTAATTTCATCAACTGGTTTTAAAATTAGTGGCGATACAGTTAATGAGCATTTTTTAGATGATGATGGTGCTGGAAATATAAGACTTTACTATTTAAATGGCACAACTAGAATATATACAACTTCAACTTATGGAACAGTTAGTTATACTACAGGAGAAGTTATCTTAACATCAGCAAATATAACAAGCATCTCAAATGTTGATGGTGTCGCTAGTACACAGATTAGAGTATTTGCTATTCCAAACTCTAATGATATTGTTCCAGTTCGTAATCAGGTTTTATCAATAGATACAACTAACTCAACTATTACTGGAGATGTAGATACTGTAGAAAGTGGTAGTTCACAGGCAGGGACATCATACACCACAACAAGCAGTTATTCATCATATTAATGGATAGCAATGACAACATTTAAAAAAACAAATAAGAGAAAATTATCTAATCTTGTAAAGCAACAATTACCTGAATTTGTTTTAACAGATCATCCTAAATTTGCTGAATTTATTGCTTCTTATTTTCTTTTTTTAGAATCTGCTGAATTATCATTAACATCTTTTACCGAAATTGATAATATACTTTTAGAGACTGAAGGTACTATAGACAGCTATCTTTTACTAGATAGAACAAATGGGTTCAATTTAGACACTGGCGATAAACTTGTTGATGAACAACTTTCTTTTTCAGGAACAT